ACATCCGGCTGCATCGAGAATGAGGTGCTTTCCCCAGGTCGTGATCGTCATATGGTATAGTTCACCGGCGTTTCTTTAAACTTTTACGACCACGACCCTTGTGGGCGATGCCGCGGGATACATCGCGGCGGGTTTGTTTACCGAAACCAGGATGCTTGGGTGGAAGCCCGCGACGGTCCTTCGGTTGTCTTGGAGGCGGTCTCGTGGGTTCTGAATGATGGGCATCCATGTCTGCCCAGAACGCAGCTGCGTCGCGATCGGCACCGCCACGACGCCGGCGAGTACGTCTACCTCCTTCTTCGGGCCCCACCCCCCGTTCCTCTGGCCTCATCGGTCGTATTGCCGTCCCTCTTAATCTCGGATCGAGTTGATGTTTCAATCCATTCAAGATCCGCATGATGTCCGTCTTTTCCACGGGAGGATTTTTCAGAAGCTGTTGGTCGGCTAGAGGTATTTGGTCTCCTGCCTCTAGAAGACGTTCGTAATTCTCGTTAGTCATTAGGTCCTCCCATTCTAAGCCAAACATCCGATTTACTTCAGCTAATGTAAGTGGTCCCCTTGACATTTACATTCTAGCAATAAAAACAATGAAGAACGTCGGATTGAACAAACTACCGGTTGTCAAAGGACATATCGTCAACTTAACTGTCAACCTGGTTGCCATTGCTATTTTTTACGTGTTCTTAGGCGGCCTACTGTCATGGTCGATGTGGTATGTGTTTCCCGATTTTGACAAAGAATGGGAGAAGCAATCACTGATCTACAAGACGTTTGACGTTGCGGCAGAAATCTCTATAATTATCATCGTTGCGTTCTGGATGACATACTTTGTTCATTCATGGGTTCCTATTCTGCCAGTCACGAGTCAGCTCGAGGGGTATATTGAGTCCTTTGGCGGTCAAATGATCTTTGTCTATGCCGTATTTGTATTTCTCTCAAACCTCGATGATAAACTCAAGTGCGTATACCACACTGCATTCGGCACAAAGGAATCTTCATGAATGACGGAATATAGAAGTGGTGATATCGTCTAGTGGTTAGGACATGGGACTTTGAATCCCGGAACCTCGGTTCGATTCCGAGTTTCACCAAAAAATCCTCTCGCAGAATAACTAAACAACAAAATGTGGATGAAGCTTCTGTTCCACGCTGCCCTGTTCTATGCGTTTATCCCCGGCGTGCTCGTCCGTCTCCCCCCGGGTGGAACGACGATGACAGTGAACCTCACGCACGCCGTTCTCTTTGCCGTCGTCTGCCGCCTCGCCTGGAGCCAGGTGTTCCCCCGCCGCTAGGCTAAAATGGATTTGTTTAGCTTAGAAATCTAGAAATACCCCCAAACAAAATGCCTTCCACTCACCACTGCATCGTCATCGACTGCGACATCGAAGTCGACGACGAGAACATGATCTGCCCCAACCACGCCTGGTGCCCCGGCTGCGACATCGAGATCTTCGGGATCGAGTGGTGTACCAACTGCTGGCTCGACCGCCACGGGTTCGAGTCGCCTAATGTATCCCCGGGCATTTGCTGGGACTGTGGAGTCCAGATGCCCTCGCCAGAGGACGAGACGTGCTACAAGTGTTACGCTGCACGCACCATTCAGATCTGGTGGCGCAAGTGAATCGCGCAAAATGGATTTGACAACAACAAAACTTTTTACATTGGGTCAAAATGCTTAACTACACACAACTCGGTTTCACTCTCGAGCAGAACGTCCACCTCCAAGATGCTGAGTTCATCCTCGAGCGCGAGTGTCTCTGGGACTGGCTGAAGAACGCCGACTTGGGCGATCTCGACGCAAATGAGATGTCCATCATCGGTCATCACATGAAGATCCGTCACACGGAGACATCCTTCATCGACACGATGAAGGTCATGCAGCAACTCGCAAAGTTGGGGGTTGACGAGTTCTTCACCATGTACCTTGGCCAGATCATTGGGCCTGAGTATAAAGCTAAGGAGGTTGTTCAGCGTACGCCGGAGATGGACCAGAAGGTTCTGGCGGCATACAAGAAGCTCGGGCCGTTCCAGAAGGCCCCGCCGTGGATCACGGAGTACATCACACTCTACCCCGGGATCGTCAACCCTGTGTGAAGATGTGGTTGACTGCAGGGTGTTTCTGAAACTGCGCCAAATTCGTCCAAGCAAGATGCTCTCGGAACTGTCGTTCATTAGGGTGAAGCGGAAACTCCCGAGGGTAACAACTTTTTAAATCCTGAAACGCCTCTGCCTCATTGAGCGCATTCTGTTGTCGTAGAAACATCAGAATCTGATCAAGCTTATTCCTTTTTTGCTCATCATTCAGCTGCTTAAAGTTGACGTAAAACTGCTCCATACTTTCAATGAGTATGTTCAGTGTAAGTAATGGAGGTCACCCCACGACCTGTCATTGAGGTTGATGACCTAGTGAAACATAATTGGCCTAAAATTGACTGGTATTTTATGACCAGTGAACGTTTTGAATTGATCGTTGAAATGTTCCGCCAAACACAGCGAAATTTACTCATTGCTCATGGCGTTCTGGGGGAAGCCAACGATCCCGATCCAACCGAAAAGTATTACATCTTCTTTTGCTTGCGATGACGACTAGCCCTGCTCATGCGACGACGAGAACGGGAACGGCGGTGGCGCCGGCCAGTGCCGGCTTGGCCGCGGGACACCCAATTTTCGTTAGGAGCGGATTCCTTCAACAGCGCTAAGCTTACGCGCCATTCTGCCGCGAGCGGCTGAGGATCAAGCACAACTCCGGTCTCAGTAACCTCAATAACCTTTCCGTCGGGGTACTCCTTGTAATAGCGATTTTCCGTGGGCATTTATATGAAAGGACTAAAAAAAATAGTCCCAGAGGAAATTGACTATCCGGCCAAAATGGATTTATTCTCATCAGAAAATGAGAAAAGCCCCCAATGTCGTCCATCATGTCTACCCCCCAGCACACTTTCTTCTGCTCCAACGACGAGTGCGGCAACGTCGCTGCATGGGAGGGCGGCCTCTGCATGTCCTGCCCAGACCCCGACGCGGCGGGCTGGATGCTCTGTCGCCGCTGCGAGGAGTACTGTGAGCTCGACGACTTTCCGTCGCTCGACGTCGAGATCTGCCGCCAGTGTGCCACCTGCTGCGAGGCCGCACCACCTGGCTGCGAGGACTGTGGCGAGGAGTATTCCGTTGGTCTCGGACTGGACCCGACGCGATGCCCTCGCTGCGTCCTGTCGGCACATTACCCGTGTATGGGTGACCGCAGCTCCGTGACGTCTCCGATTCCGGAGCCGCCTGCGGTGATTCGCGGGCCCCTCTACTACTCCGAATCCATATCCATCTGTGACGAGTGCGACAGAAGTGAGCGTGGCTACGACGAGGACTGTACGTATCCACCGCCCGCCGAGTCGCTCGAGGACTCGCTCGAGGCCATCGCGCGCATCAAGGAGAAGATGGAGACCTTCCTGACTCTGAGTCAGCGAATGCATTGGGAACGCCTACTCAAGTTCCGCGAGGACGAACTTGCCGAGAACGAGGCGGATCGGCAGGCGGGCTACGACCTTGACGACCTCCGCAAGATGGACATCCAGAACCGAAGCGGCTTCTGAGCGGGACGGTCTCTACAAAAAAACTTTTTACATTTGGGGAAAATGAATTTACACCCGAAGATGAGAATGGCAAGTATAATGCTTCCCACTCTCATCTCCAACAATGACTATGTCGATCTCATGGCCGCCGAGGAGCGGGGCAACCGTTTCCGCGAGTCCCTCATGTCGGATGTACTTCGTGACATCCACGACCTCTTCATAAATGCGAACGTTGTCACCCACTTCCGCCGCGCGTTGTTCAATGGTCGCCAAGCGGTTGTGAATCTTCAGATTCCTAGGTGGCGGCACAGTAACAATGTGGAATCCGATGAGGAGATCGACATTCACCAGCTCCTTCTTGATGGAGACGGGTACAATCTCCTTGCCGATCGTCTGGACCATATCCGTCTCGCCTACAATATTGACAATGACACGATTTACTTCAAGCTCACGTTTATTACAGAGGTTGATTAGTCGTCCACACCCTCGGGTGTACGCGACGGTTCGACATGATCTAAATTCACCCATTCCTCCCCTACCGGGGCAATCTCTCCTAGAATCGGCTCCCCCATGGCGTTAGTTTCGACATAATACGTACCGAACTTTTTGAAGTATTTCTTGGCACCGCCACGCTTTTTTGCAGTACGACGTTTCAGTGTTTTCCTCGGCATGGGAAATGGATTTACTATTGGCACGGGGTTTTTATTTATGACGACACCAGGAGATTTCAGCACACTTGACTTCTCCGTTCAAGAGAAGGAGCTTCTAACTGCACTTTACTCCGCGGTCACGGAGCTAAACTACTGGGAGTATATGAAGGGAGAGCCTTCCGGAGGGAACTTTACGTATACTCCCGACATTCAGTTCAGACAGGTTATGGCAAAGGTTGGGACGGGTTATGACCATATCATGATCGGCGTATGTGCTCGCATCATCCAGAGGATCGCGCGGACTGGTTGGAAGGAGTGGGAGCCCATCACGAGCAAACGGACTGAGTTTCTTGCTCTTCCAAACGACATGACACTTACTCAGCAGTTCAGGGCTATTGCCGAGCATCAGAATACGAGGATGACATACGCAGAGATGCGTGAGCGTTTCGGTTAAACAATCCTTGTTGTTCAAATACAATGAGCCGTCTCGAGTTTATGGTTCAACCACCTGCTTGGTTCTATTCGCGAATCCTAGTGGGAGCCGGACGAATGCTCACACCCAGCTTTGTAGCAAAAAATAACATCACTCACGTAATTAACTGTGCGTTTCCTCAAGACTCCCCGGGCTGGTTTCAGCGTACGTACCGGTCTCGGTATATATGCTTGGGAGCCGTTGATGACATCAATGCCAATATTTTACGTTGGTATCCCGCCTTTGAGAATGTGATGTCTCGGATGTTGCGGGAAGGAACGGGCACTGTTTTTGTCCATTGTCAGTGCGGAATCAATCGCTCTGCCTTTTTGAGCCTAACCTATATTGCTAAGAACTTTGGTTTCGAGTATGAAGAAGCTGTCAAGATCCTGAAGAGACAACGTCCGTGTATGTTTACAAATTCAGTCTACATGAAACAAACGAGAGAATTTGTAAATGGATGTGTTCAGAGTGAGAAAGATTCGAGAGTCGAACGCATCGGGGACATCGATGGGGACACTGGACTCAGTTCATCAGGAGCTTGTGCAAGGGATGAAGGAAACCAAGACAAAACAGAACGAACTCACGGACTCATTAAAAGCCCTCCAGCAACAGAGACTGTTACTTGATTCCTCTGCAGAACTCAAAAATATTGTCAAGTGTTCACAACTCGATTCGCAGATTCGCGAGATAGAACAGGAACTAGCACAAACAAATCCGGTCGAAGAATACTATGTGAAAAACATGGATATTTTGATCGATTACTATGGAAAGCAAGATGCAACACATATTTCTGCTCCTGCTCCCAAAGAGGCGAATACGTTCCTCAAGTTCTTTGTCGCGAATGTGCCGACAGTGGACACTGGGTTATCGAAGAAGCAGATGTTCGATGAATTTGTATCGCGTATGAAACTGAGCAATGGACCTGAGGCTACACAACTGCTGACGGAACACTGTACTGCGTGTAATGTAGCTCGTGAAGAAATCAGTTCTGAAGGAATTCTGGTTTGTCCGTCATGTGGTTCGGAAGAGTACGCATTGGTTGTGTCTGACTTTCCGAGTTTTCGTGATCCTCCTAAGGAGCGAAACAATTACGCGTACAAGAAGATCAATCATCTCAATGAGATTCTCAACCAGTTTCAAGCAAAGGAGTCTACGATCATTCCCGAAGAGGTCATGAATGAAGTGGTGATGGAAATCAAGAAACGCAGAATCGACAACATTGCCGATCTGTCAGAGGAGGATATTCGACAGATACTCAAGAAACTCAATCGGTCAAAGTACTATGAACATCGTGCTCATATTCTGAGTCGTCTTAATGGTAACCCCCCTCCTACCATCACGGCCGAAATTGAAGAGAAGATACGTGCCATGTTCCAGGAGATTCAGGCTCCGTTCCTGCTGTACTGCCCCAACGACCGCACGAACTTTTTGAGCTACAGCTACATTCTGTACAAGTTTATGGAACTTCTTGACATGGACGAATACCTACCCTATTTCCCGCTCTTAAAATCACGCGACCGCTTGATCGCACATGACCAAATCTGGTCAAAGATTTGTGAGTATTTACATTGGCAATTTATCCGTTCTGTCTAGCCGATGACGATTTATTCAGAGTCTATGATAATGGCAAGAAGGCCTGATTTTATGGTTACCGCTCTCGCTACAACCAATTGTTCAGGTTGTGTTTTAACTCCTGATGGACAATCGCTTATTTTTACGACTGGCCACGAGGTACGTCGGGTTCCAGTGGGTGGAGGCGCCAGTGTTCAGATAGCAGGAAGGTTGGGAGAGGGCGGTGAGGACGGCTTAGTCACGACGCCGGCGCGCTTCAGGTGGCCTCGAGGCGTTGTCATCAGAGAGGACGGCTCCATCTTCGTCGCAGACGACGGCAACCACCGCATCCGCATGATCTCGCCGGCGGGCGCCGTCACTACCTTCGCCGGCAGCGGCGAGGAGGGTGGAGCCGACGGCGTCGGCATCGCGGCGAGCTTCAGATACCCTTCCGGCCTAACCCTCGGACCGGGCGGCGTCCTGTATGTGTCTGAGAGCCATCGCGTCCGCATGATCTCGCCGGCAGGCGCCGTCACGACGCTCGCGGGCAACAGGGTCCAGGGCTTCGCCGACGGCAGGGGCACCGAGGCGAGCTTCAACTACCCTACCGGCATCGCCGTGGACGCCAAGGGAGTCGTCTTCGTCGCGGACTCCGAGAACCACTGTATCCGCCGCATCACGAACGGCGTCGTCGACACGCTCGCGGGCAACGGTACGTTTGGCTCACGCGACGGCGTGAATGCGGCGGCGCGCTTCAACCACCCGCGCGGCATCGCCTTCGACCCCACCACGGGCAACCTCCTCGTGACCGACGTCGGCAACCAGCGGATCCGTAGTGTCGATCCTCGTACCAGAACTGTCACCACACTCCCCATCGGTGGCGGTGCTGCGCAGCGGCCACCTATTGGTGCTCCTCCATCAGATGCCGCGGGGCTCAATCTTACTAGCTTATCGGCGATTACAGTGGACCGCAACGGTACTCTCTATCTTGGAATGTATGGAGGTATTGTGCGTATCGACAATGTCAGAAGGATACGAGAACATGGTCGTGATTCAAGAAATGCCCTGCTTGCCGGGTTACTTCCTGACCCAAGACGACCGCTGGATGAAAAGAGAGCTGAAGCCGATGCCCCCATCGATCCCGATAGAGCTGTAAACAGAGTGCGCGAGTCTGGAGTTCTTACTGCAGGTGTAGGTCCATTCTTAAGTGGGGTTGAGCCGGTGTCAGGTCAAACTCAGGATATGAGATCGGTGCTCGGTTTTTTGGGAGATCAGCATACCGGACGGATACCGATGGGGTCTCGATTTACTGCGCCGCCACGTCCGTTGCCGGCAGCCGCACCTCCGTCGGGTGGTCGGAGTAGAAAAACAAGACGTCGCATGAAGAACCCATGTTGGAAGGGCTACACGGCATATGGTATGAAGAAAGGAGGTCCTAACTGTGTCCCCATCAAGTCCCGTCGTCAGCGGCGACGCGAGTAACGGCGACGGCGACGTACCTTGCGGCTCCGACGTCTACGACGCCCACCTGCAGGGTCTTGTGCGTCTAATCTTGTAACATTTTCGGGCCCAGGCAAGATATAGTCTGGACTGCGTACTACGAGTCCAGCAGGAAGCGGTTGGTCAAGCGCAACGACCGGGTTACGTGGGCTGTGAACCCCGTTCTGATTCGGAATGATTGTTCCTACAATATGGTAGTCCTTTCCACCCTTCGTTATATGAACAATTACGCGGTCACCTACCTTCAACGGTTCGGCAGCATTGATTAACTCGGAAGGGTCTTGCGACATTATTAATCGTAGAGGTTATCTTTAGGAATGCGAATTCGAAGTTTCCCCGAATCCGAAATAGCCACATCCTGGGGAACATGACCTCCCGAATGGAAGAAGTGAATCTGATCCAAATCACCCATCTCTCTCACTCGATTACGAAACCACAGTCGTATGAGTTCAAGCGGACGCCGAATTTTACCGGGTGGAGGACGAGCAACTGCTCCTGCCTCCACTAACAGTAACATCAGATGAGGCGATTCCTTGTCGTTCAAACAGGCTCGTATAAAGTCGGGAAGTAAATGAGGCATCAATGAGTGGATGCGTTTGAGACGCAGCCACGCACTCATGAGGTTCTTTTCCTGAACACTTGAAGGACGCATGAAGGTATCGTGAACAAATGCGGAGCACATAGAACACTGCGACATTTAAAAATTGTCTTTTTTAGACCTGGCGAATTCGTTTTCGCCTACTTCCCCTTGGACATATTCGCCCTGAGAACGCAAGTCATCGCATACTCTACGGCGGCCTCGAGTTCAGGGTGTTCGAGGATCCCGTCGAAGTGGCGCCAGGTAGACCCGAGACGCTGGGCGATGGCCTCGTCAAACACACATGACTGCAGGTTCTGGCGTTGATTCCTGAGGTCCCGGCGCTTGAGAGCAATGCGGAAGTATCGCATCCTCGACTCGCGAGCTTCCTCCTCATTGAGCTTGTTCCAGCGGGTCGCGTCCGCCGTGAACGCGGCAAGCCCGTGCCGGACGAGGTACTGCACGATGCGGTATTCCTCGGTGTCACTCCCTCCGCTTCCCCCCAAGGATTCGCGGCTTGCCTGGATCTCGCTGAGGAGCACGTGGTCAACATCCTTTTCATCGGGATCGAACAGGCGCTCCATCGCGTAGGGGTGCCAGAGAGCGGCCTTAACGAAGCCCGCAAACCGCTCAGAATCTCTGCTGCTGAACTTAAGCCCCATGAAGAATTCGTAGGACGCATCCCCGATGTTCTCGTTCTCGGCGATAAACCGCCACAGATCGTCACCTGTGCGCAAAGGCCTGGGCTTGGCCGTCCTGCGGTATTCCAGGACCTTCTCGGAGAACTTGTCGAGCCCCTTGATCGCGATCTCCTGCATCGTCCTCATGACCCACGCATGAGAGGTTCCGGAGTGACCCTCGTACTTAATGTTGCGGTCGATCTTGCGAACGTCCGGTTGTTGCGTCCACGAGAACCCCTTGGGGTCGTTGAACTCGCGAAGGATGGTCCAGCCTCCATCCGTAGTGTTCACTGCCTGAGTGGCGTCCCGGAGCATGTCGATCTCGTTAATGGTGTAACCGAGCGTCGCGTAGTCAAAGTCGTTGGAAGGAGTATTCATTTTCAGCACTGAAATACGGTTGTCAAACGATATGTAAATCCATTTTAGACGAACGTGCTTACAAGGAAGTTATTCGCGAGGTGCGATGCCACAACGGCTACAGCACCCAATACTCCAGCGCCCTGCCACGATAAAATTCCGCCCGACGTATAGGCATTCGGCACATACTTCAGAATGAGATCGCGAGGTGCAGATAGAGACAGTGCAACGGTCACAAGAAAGAACGACACATACAATGTGAGGTTGGCCCACATGAGGCGCATCATGGGTAAACTCGGCTTAAACGACGGTGTCATCTGTGTACGAGGGTGGTGATCAGAACCTGCCATACCGGGCATGGGTCCGGCAGATTGAGGGCCCTGGGGCGACGGCAAAAGAGCATCGAGCGGAGTGGCGTCAGAGTCCATTGTTTATGAGGAAGACGGGATTTCACATGTGGCGTCTTCCACGCGATACGAGTAACATTTTCCATCTACTTTGTTCGTCTTTGTTTGAACTTCAGTCAGTGGAAGAGCAAGTGTGCGATAGCTATCGTAATTACGGTGAAACAGCAGTACAGAGATTCCCAAGCCGATCACGAATGAAAAGAAGGCCGAGGCTCGTTCAAGACCCTGTGTGATATTGATCATTGCTTAACAGCGAGAAGATTGAAAGAGTCTGAATTGTCTCCACACGGCACCTCGACCGAATTCACACGAATGCATCCCGTGTCCGTGTGAAACACACCGGTATCGTGGGGTGTAGGGACAGTGACTTCTTTACGAGTGGGCGGTGTGATAACGCATGAAATAAGCATACCCACAATGACCCCCGCAATGACCCAGAGAGCTTGTATCATTATACACTCTTGGGTTGTTTTTCTAAGTATGAAAAGATAGCTAGGGCAACTGGTGTTGTGATTAATCCAGAGTACGGGATGAAGATCGCAAGTGCAGTCAATACGTAGGCGGTCATGATATGGTTTTTCATTACCAACGCACGGTATGTAGCTGCGATACTGAATACCCAGAGGACCGCTAGGATGATTGTGACGATAATGCCTCCTCCTTTTGTAAGAAAGCTAATGGTAGTTGAACTCACGCTTGACGATACCGATGATGTTGGTGTTGTTGCAGGGGACTTGCCGGCAGTAAGTGTCTGGCCCTCAGGAACCATCACGGTTTTCTCGTTTCCTTTTTCATCAATGATATTGACTGTCAAACGCCGTCCCTCAATGATGTTCGCCGGCGAATTCTGTCGAGCAATCTTCGTTTGAAGTGTAGTCGCTTCAAGGTTTGCCGTCTGGGCTGCGATACAGTTCACGTCATTCGCATTTCCCTGGCAATTTGCGATTGCCTGTGTTTTTATATCTGCCTTATCGTCATCCGATAAGTTTGCGACAGTGTTAAACAGTGCCACGGCAGGCATCAGGCTTGAATTTGCGACTAAGTTGATGGACCCATTCTTGATTTGTTTTTGAATACTTTCCGTAATGTCCGTGGCCTGAGTCTCGTCGCCCCATGTTGCTTGTTTGATTGTCACGCTCATTGTTAGTTAGCAAATACGAAATTCGCGAGACCACTTGTGATGCGTAAAAAGTTGATCGCTTCTACGTAGACGCCTACGTCGTACGTATAAGCAAAGATGACATTGTCTCCGTTTGTGTTGACAACAATAGTCACAAGCTCCGAGGGATCATACAGAGGACACTGGTCGGTCGGAATGATAACAGGGTTGGGACTGAATACGCTTGATTTCAGAACAGTCTGAACCTGCTGCGACTGAATACCAGCTGCCGTCGGAATTGGTTGCTGTAGTGTCAATCTGAGAATTGTCTTGTTAAACATGCTGGCATTGAGTGCGCCGCTTGGCTGATACATGTCGTTATTGAGGGCAAAGGAATACTGATAGACACCTGGAAGACCAGGAGCCTCTCCTGTTGTGTGCTTGTACATCTGAATCAATGAAAAGTAGCTGACCGGTTTTATAGAAAATCGTTCTTTGCCATCAAGCAGAATGAGACCGTCAATGACCGGATCACGAGGGGAAACCGATGTGATTTGCTGCTGACCACTCGAATACAAGAATGTCTGCGACTGACTCGAATTGGTCAGACTTGAGAAGACGTCTGTGTTCGTTGTTGTAAACGGGGCAGCATGAGGATCGTCCCAATTCGTGTAATTGTCCCAGTCATTCGTGAGGATCTTATCTGTCCGCTGCGCTGAAAACACCATGCGTGTCACCAGATTGAAAGCGGGAACCAACATATCACTCGAACCATACTGACCCGAGTTACTGATGTAATTGATCGTCTTGACTAGGAATGTCTGATCTGCAGAGGCTAGTTGATTCATCTCCATATCGGTCACATATACGAAATTGCCCTCGAGCCATGGGTCGGGGAAAAAGGATGACAACCCGGGTTGGCTGGGTGTCCCGTTCGGATTCGGTGGCGACAAGAACATGCCGATTCCCAGCTTTGTCGGTGCGATACGCTGTCCGTACGTATGGGATGTGCTGTCGGTATCAATAACTGTATATAGATCCGCAAGAGGGCGATACGTGACGTTAATGTATACGTCCGAGTTCTGCATTGCCACCAATGGAAGAGCCAGACCAGGATTCTCACAGAACCAGAAGTGAAGAGGAATGGTGAGCTGACGAGAGCGAATGCTCGGCTCGGGAACGAGAGTGTTTGGC